TTTTTTTGTTTTTTATTTTGTTATTGCTTTATTGCTGTAAATTTATTTTTGTAATCCATAATAGTTACGAGGTGATTTTTATGGATTATAAAAAGTATCAGAAGTCCCGAAATATGTCGTGGGAAATCCTGTTAAAAGAAAACGTCCGAGAACTCCCTGTTAATATTGTTGAACTGTGTTACAAGCTCGGCATTGCAGTAAAGTATTATGATAAGTTTGAGCAGGGCAATGACGGTAAATGCACCGTCATTAACAATCAGCCTATCATACTTGTACGGCAAGACTGCAACCGACAGCGGAAACGCTTTACCGTTGCTCACGAGCTCGGACACATTATGCTTGGCCATGTTGGCCGCTATGAACTTATCAACCGAGAAATCTCGCCAAATGACAATCCCATTGAACAGGAAGCAAATGTATTTGCAAGCAGGCTACTTGCTCCGGCTTGTGTGTTGTGGGGATTAAAGGTCAAAAGTGCTGACGAAATATCTCAGCTCTGTGATATAAGTCAAACTGCAGCGGAATATCGCTGGCAACGAATGCAGGAGCTCTACAAGCGGAACAAGTTTTTAATTGCTCCGCTTGAACGGGAAGTTTACAAAAAATTTCAAGACTTTATTTTAAGTCATCAACATCAGGCAAATCCATAAGTTTATTAAAATCGTCGTCTGTAACGGTTGTTTCCTTAAAACTTCCATCTCGGGCGGCAGTTTTTATTTTGTAAACTTTATTGTAATTACCACTACATATTAAATCATTTGAATATTCGAGAAGTTTATTTTTTCCAAAATTATTTAATGCCGCATAGTTAGTAATTAGTTTTTCTTTGTGAATGTTTGTTTTGTCGTCTGAGTTACTATTAATAAACGAGGTGTACCCTAAAATATTGTTATTGTCATCTACATTTACCATATATGTATTACCTTTGTATGTTTCAACAACAATATAAAATTTGTGCCCATCCTCGCATAAAAATTCCATAGCCATTCCGCTACTTTTTTCTTGTGAGAAATTTACCGATAAAACTCTAATAAAATGGACATAATCATAATCACACAAAGGGCATTTAATTTCAGCTTCTTCGATTTCATGTGGAATAAAATTTAGTCTTATAGTTTTTCCTATTAAATAATCGACAGAACATTTATAAAAATCAGCTAATTTGATTAAAGTTTCAGAGTTTGGTTCCCTTTCATTTTTTTCATAGCCAACGTAAGTTGTGTATGAGATCCCTAATTTTTCGGAAGCTTGTTTCATATTAAGATTAAGTTCTGTTCTAAGTTCTCTAAGTTTTTCTCCAAGCATATTTTTCCCTCCAATAAAACGATTTATTTGTTATAAATACAATACTCTAAATGAGTAAAAATGTCAAGCGAATAATTAAAATAATATTCAATTAGTGTAATTGCACAAAAATCTGCAATACTCTTTGTGCGTAATTTACTTGTAAAAGATATTGACAAATACTCTTATTGCGTATATAATTAGCTTGTAAATACGCAATAAGAGTATTTTGCTTGATACGATAAAGGAGGTGAGATTAGTGCTGTTTTTATATCCAAATATTGAAGCCGAAAGAGCAAGAGCTAATATGACACAAGAAGACCTTGCTAATAAGTTAAAAATTGAACGTAAAAGTTATTATAATTGGCAAACAAAAGGTAATATCCCTATTAATATACTTTTGAGTTTAGCTGATATTTTTAATTGTTCAACCGATTACTTATTAGGAAGAACTAACAATCCTTCTTGTTTCATAGAAACTATCAGAAACTAACTTTGCCGAACAGCAGAAATCAGCTTAGGAGGTGAAGAAAAGACGGAAGTAATCATAATTTTAGGACTGCTAATGCTTTGCACAGCTTTTGTTTCAGCAGTATTAGCAATAAAAATAGTAGCCGCCCATTTGTATAAAACAATAGACAGCTACCTTGATAAGCACGACGCTCAAATTATGGATCTGATTAAGTGGGCAAAGGACGAAGACAAACATCAATGAACGCTTTTCCAACAGGAGTAAGTTTTGCAACTCCTTTCTGTAAATCAAATTTTTGATTACTGTTATTTGATTTGTTTGTGGCTTCTATTTGATTTTTGAAATCTACTACTATAGGTAAAGAATCAAAAATCTTATAGACTGAATCAAGCGTTGCTGATGTTGAATCAGTCGAAATCGTTTCAGACAAAATTACCAACGAAAAATAGGAGGTGTACATATGCCGAGAGAAAGACCTATCGTCAATTGGGATGAAGTGCCTGTGATTATTGATGTGCCGTATGTGGCACGGTTGCTTGCACTTAATGTTGATTACACAACACGGCTTGCACAAAAGGGCGTTCTTCCTGCCCACAAAATCGGAAAGCTTTGGCGATTTGATAAGGAAGAAATCAGACAATACATAAAGGAGCATTAACAATGTGGTTAAGAAACTATCCGACACGCAGAAAACTGCTCAAAGATGTGGAAAACCTCAGAGCAGAGAACAGACATCTCAGCATTGAACTGAGAAACGCAAGAACAGACCTTGCACTTGAAAAAACAGCGTCAAGCGGTTATCGTCACGAGAACCGAGTGCTAAAACGCAAACTCAAAGCCCTTGAAACGCCTGAATCCAACACGGCAAATTTTGAATGTGTGGGAGTAACGGAGGTGAAATGAAAGTGGGAACAAGAAGAACTCTTGAAAATTGTCATCTTATTAAAGTTGCTGTTACACAACCAAAGCAAACGGATGACAGATGTGACGGTTATTTTGTTAATGGCGAGAATTGCTTAAAATGTAAAAAGTGTTCATTAAATACCAATTACATTGCTGAAACAAAAAAACCTAAAACAAAAAAACGAAATCTTAAAACATCAAGAAATATTGAAATTAAGAGTTATGCCAGATTGAAAAAGGTATATCTTTGGGAGATTGCCGATCAATTAGGAATTTCAGATGCAACGATGTCCCGAAAACTTCGCTATGAACTTTCTGGCGAAGAAAAAGAGTTAATTGTCAGCATAATCGATGAAATATCCTTACATAACAAAGAAAAATCCGCTGAAGCTCTGCAAAGCCTCAACGGACAAAGAAAAATACCTTAATTAAATGATAGACAATTTTAAGCGAATTGTCAAGGAGGACTTTAATATGTCAGTAAAAATATCAGCTTTTGAAATTGAAAATGTAAAAAGAGTAAAGGCGGTTGCTTATGAACCGACCGAAAACGGACTTACCGTGTTGGGCGGTAAAAACGGACAGGGCAAGACATCTGTTCTTGACGCAATTGCGTGGGCTCTCGGCGGTAATCGTTTCGCTCCGTCTGCTCCGTACCGTGAGGGTTCAACAATTCCGCCACATCTCAAAATCAAGCTCTCAAACGGTATTGTTGTGGAGCGTAGCGGTAAGAACAGCAGTCTTAAAGTAATTGACACCGCAGGCAACAAAGGCGGACAGGCTTTGCTTGACGCATTTGTCAGTAACTTTGCTCTTGACCTGCCGAAATTTATGAATGCAACCGGCAAGGAAAAGGCTGACACGCTCCTGCAAATTATCGGTGTAGGCAACAGAGTTTATGAACTTGAAACGCAGGAAACAGATGTATATAACAAGCGCCGTGCTATCGGTCAGATTGCAGACCAAAAGAAAAAGTTTGCCGCCGAAATGCCCGAATACGAAGGCGTGCCGAATGAACCTGTATCAGCCTCTGAACTTATCAATAAACAGCAGGAAATTCTTGCACGCAACGGTGAAAATAACCGTCTGAGAGTAGAAAAAGATAACCTTGAAATCCGTGCCAACAATTTGCAGAGCGAAATCAACAGGCTTAACGAGGATTTGAGAAAATACAATTCCGAACTTACAAAAGTGCTTGCACAGCTTGAACAGAGCAGAAAGACCGTTGCCGAACTGCACGATGAAAGCACGGCAGAGCTTGAAAGAAACATTACCGAGATTGACGAAATTAACCGCAAAGTCAGAGCCAACCTCGATAAAGCGAAAGCTGATGAGGACGCAAAGGAATATTACGGCAAGTACGCCGATATGACAGCACAGCTTGAAGAAATCCGCAAAACAAAATATGACCTGCTCAACAACGCAAACTTGCCCCTTGACGGCTTATCGGTTGAAAATGGCGAGCTTACATATAACGGTTTTAAGTGGGACAACATGAGCGGTTCGGAACAGCTTCGTGTCGCTACGGCAATTGTTCGCAAGCTCAATCCCGAATGCGGATTTGTCCTGCTTGACAAGCTCGAACAAATGGATACCGACACACTCAAAGACTTTGCAAAATGGCTTGAATCAGAGGGATTGCAGGCTATTGCAACAAGAGTTTCAAACGGTGATGAATGTTCAATCATCATTGAGGACGGTTATATTAAGTCCGAAACAACCGCACCTGTTACAACACCGACTTGGACAGAAGGAGAGTTTTAATTATGGCTACAAGAACTACAGCTAAAACAACAGCAAAAACAAATACAAATGAATGTGTAATCAAATGCAATCCGCACAGAGAGCTTGCCTGCGGTTATACCAAGGTCAAGATTATGCCTGAAAACTATTCAAGAATTGTTTTGATTGCAGGTATGACAGGCAAGTCAATACAGGATTTGACAAACGAACTGCTCAACTACGCAATCGACTATGTTGTCATTGATGTTGATGGCAATAAAATCAATTTTTCAGATGTACAGGGGGTGAGATAATGAACATCACAAGAGGTAAAATCAAGTCGGCTCAAAAGGTTGTAATTTACGGCCCCGAGGGTATCGGCAAGTCAACTTTTGCTTCGCAGTTTCCGAATCCTCTGTTTATCGACACTGAGGGTAGTACAAAAAACCTTGATGTTGCAAGAATGGATAAACCGACATCGTGGACGATGCTCAAGAATCAGCTTGAATATATCAAAAGCAATCCGACTGTATGCAAGACGGTTGTCATTGACACAATCGACTGGGCAGAACAGCTTTGCATTGATGATATTTGCTCAAAATATGGTAAGAAAGGTATTGAAGATTTCGGCTACGGAAACGGATATGTTTATGAAAAAGAAGAGTTCGGCAGATTTTTGAACAGCCTTGAAGATTTGATTGACAGGGGTATAAATGTTGTGCTTACCGCACACGCACAGCTCCGCAAGTTTTCACAGCCTGATGAAATCGGCGAGTATGACCGTTGGGAGCTTAAACTCGGCAAAAAGACTGCTTCACAGATTTCTCCGCTTGTAAAAGAATGGGCGGATATGGTGCTTTTCGCAAATTATAAAACAGTAGCGGTAGCGACCGACAAAGACGGCAGAAAGTACAAGGCACAGGGCGGAGGGAGAGTGATGTACACGCTTCATCACCCTTGTTGGGATGCAAAGAACCGTCACGGACTGCCCGAAGAAATGGACTTTAGCTATGCAGGCATTGCCCATATTTTTAATGATGTTGCACCTGTAAATAACGCTCCTGTTCCGCAGAATCCGATACCTCAGCCTCCTAAGGCAGAGCCTGTGACACAGCCTGTGCCACAACCTACGCAAATTGAAAAAACTCCCGAATCTGTACCGCTGTCAACACCTCAGATACAGAATGATAAATCTGTCAATATTCCCGAGGGCATACCAAAAGCTCTTGCCGACCTTATGAGAGCTAACGGTGTTGATGAAAGCGAAATCAGACAGGCGGTGTTTACACAGGGACACTACCCTTACGATACACCAATCACAAACTATGACCCACGATTTATTAGCGGTTGCCTTGTGGGAGCGTGGAATAAGGTATTCGAAGTGATACAGAGCAACCGTGACTTACCGTTTTAATAAGAAAGGAAGATGTATAAATGGATAGAGAATTCGGTTGGAACGACGAAATAACCGAAGAGGGCGGAAATTACGAACCGCTCCCCGAGGGTGATTATGATTTTACAGTAGCAAAGGTTGAGCGTGCTCGCTCACAGGGTAAAGGTAAACTGCCACCATGCAATATGGCGAAAGTGACTTTTGATGTGTGGGGAGCAGATGACAAGCGAGAAATTACAGTTAATTTCGTACTGCACTCCTCGCTTGAATGGAAGCTGTCACAGCTCTTTTTGTCTGTGTCAATGAAAAAGCACGGCGAACCGCTCCGTATGGACTGGACAGGCATTATCGGTAAAAAAGGTAAATGTCAGGTTATCATCCGCAAATATGTCAAGAATGACGGCACAGAGGGCGTAACAAATGACATCAAGTATTTCTATGCCTACGATGAGCAGGTGACAACGATATCGCCTGCCGTAGCACAGTCTGCACCTCAGCAGTATGTACAGCCTACATATCCGCCGCAGTATAACACACAGCCTGCAACGCCAAATACTGCGATGCCGAATAACTGGACACCGGGTAGCTTTTAATGCAACTTCGACCGTATCAGAATGAAGCAAAGAATGCCGTTTTCTCCGAGTGGGAAAGCGGCAATTTAAAAACATTACTTGTCTTGCCTACAGGCTGTGGCAAGACAATAGTTTTTGCAAAAATCACCGAAGAATGTGTCCGCCGAGGTGACAGGGTGCTGATACTTGCCAACCGTGGTGAGTTGCTTGACCAAGCGGCGGACAAAATTCAAAAGGCAACAGGACTTAATTCGTCAGTTGAAAAAGCCGAGCAAAGTTGCATAGGCTCGTGGAACAGGGTTGTTGTAGGCTCTGTACAGACGCTTATGCGTGAGAAAAGGCTGTCAAACTTTGACAGCGATTATTTCGACACAATCATTATTGATGAAGCACATCACTCAATCAGCGACAGCTATCAGCGTGTGCTTGAGCATTTTGACAATGCAAAAGTGTTGGGTGTTACCGCAACACCCGACCGAGGAGATATGAAAAATTTAGGAACAGTATTTGATTCGCTTGCGTATGAATACACGCTCCCTAAGGCTATTAAAGAGGGTTATCTGTCACCGATTAAAGCCGTAACAATACCGCTTACACTTGACCTTTCGGGAGTTGCCACACAGGCAGGAGATTTTAAAGCAAGCGACATTGACACGGCACTTGATCCGTATCTTTATCAGATTGCCGAGGAAATGAAAAAATACTGTAAAGACCGTAAAACTGTTGTGTTTTTACCTCTTGTAAAAACATCACAAAAATTTCGTGACATTTTGAATGAGAAAGGTTTTAAGGCGGCAGAAGTCAACGGTAACAGCGAGGACAGAGCAGAGATATTGCAGGACTTTGAAAACGATAAATACAATGTGTTGTGCAACTCAATGCTTTTAACCGAGGGTTGGGACTGCCCAAGCGTTGACTGCGTAGTCGTGTTAAGACCTACAAAGGTGCGTGGACTTTACTGCCAAATGGTCGGCAGAGGTACAAGACTTGCTCCAAACAAGACGGAGCTTTTGTTGCTCGACTTTTTATGGCATACAGAACGGCACGAACTTTGCAGACCTGCACATCTCATTTGCGACAACGATGAAGTCGCACAAAAAATGACCGAAAACTTATCGGAACAGGCAGGATGTCCGATTGATATTGAAGAAGCAGAGGAAAAAGCAAGCGAAGATGTTGTGGCTCAGCGTGAAGAAGCGCTTGCAAATCAGCTTGCGGAAATGCGAACACGCAAACGCAAACTTGTAGATCCGTTGCAGTACGAAATGTCAATTCAGGCGCAGGACCTTGCAGGATATGTTCCTGCATTCGGCTGGGAGTGCTCTCCGCCTACGGACAAACAGAAAGCAAAACTTGAAAAGCTCGGAATATTCCCCGATGAAATTCAGAGTGCCGGCAAAGCAAAACTTATTCTTGACAGGCTCGAAAAGCGAAGAATTGAGGGCTTAACCACACCTAAACAAATCCGTATGCTCGAAAGCAGAGGTTTTCAGCACGTGGGCAAATGGCAGTTTGACGAAGCATCAGCCTTGATTTCAAGGATTGCCGCAAACGGTTGGAGAACTCCGAAAAACATTAACCCGAAAACATATGTACCGCAAAGCGAGGTGAATACGGTTGGACTTACTTAATGCACTTGAATACATCAGTCCGTCAGAGCTCGACTACCAAGACTGGGTAAATGTCGGAATGGCACTCAAACAAGAGAGGTACAGCGTAAGGGACTGGGACGATTGGAGCAGAGCAGACAGCCGATATCACAACGGTGAGTGTGAAAAGAAATGGCAGAGCTTTAACGGCTCTGCCTCACCTGTCACAGCAGGCACGATAGTTCAAATGGCAAAAGACAGAGGTATGACTTTCCGTGAATCGAAAGAACTCGGCTGGAATGATGAAATTGCTTTTGAACAGAGCGATATCGGAGTAACAGCCTGTGAGGGTGTAAAGTTTCACGAGCCTGCAAACTGGAATCCTGTGAATGAAATTGTAACCTACCTTGAAACCCTCTTTGACAGCTCCGAAAATGTCGGCTATGTAACCGAAACTTGGGAGAAGAACGATAACGGCAAGGTTAAATATCTGCCTACAAAGGGCAGTTGTGACCGTACGGCAGGTGAGCTTATTGCCGCACTTAATAACTGTGACGGCGATGTCTCAAATGTATTTGGTGATTACAAACCCGAGGCAGGTGCGTGGATAAGGTTTAATCCGTTGGACGGTAAGGGTGTTAAAAACGAGAATGTAACCGATTATCGTTATGCTCTCGTGGAATCTGACTGTATGGCTCTTGAAGAACAAAATGCAATCATCAGAGAGCTTGAGCTGCCTGTTGCGGTGCTTGTTTATTCGGGCGGAAAATCAGTCCACGCTATTGTTAAGATTGATGCCGCAAACTATGACGAATACCGCAAAAGAGTTGATTATCTCTACAATGTATGCCATAAAAACGGCTTTGAAATCGACAAGCAGAACCGCAATCCGTCAAGGCTGAGCCGTATGCCCGGTGTTATCCGCAACGGCAAAAAGCAGTTTATCATTGACACCAATATCGGTAAATCCGATTTTGCCGAGTGGAAAGACTGGGTGGAAAGTATCAACGATGACTTGCCCGACCTTGACAACCTTGCAGATTTTTTTGAAAATCCTCCTGAACTTGCTCCGCCTCTGATTGAGGGAGTATTGCGACAGGGACATAAAATGCTCCTCGGCGGACCCTCAAAAGCAGGTAAGTCATTTGGTCTTATCGAATTGTGTATTGCAATTGCCGAGGGAACAGAATGGTTCGGCTTTAAGTGTGCGCAGGGCAATGTCTTGTATGTGAATCTTGAGCTTGACCGTGCGTCCTGTTTTCACAGATTCAAGGATGTATATGAAGCATTGGGACTTGAACCAAAAAACTTAAACAGAATTGATATTTGGAACTTGCGTGGTAAGTCCGTGCCTATGGATAAGTTAGCACCTATGCTCATTCGCAGAGCACTGAAAGGCAACTTTATAGCCGTAGTAATTGACCCGATATACAAGGTTATTACAGGCGATGAGAACAGTGCTGACCAAATGGCACACTTCTGCAACCAGTTTGACAAGGTATGTACCGAAATTGGTTGTGCGGTAATCTACTGTCACCACCATTCAAAAGGTGCTCAGGGCGGTAAAAAGTCAATGGACAGAGTTTCGGGCTCTGGTGTTTTCGCTCGTGACCCCGATGCACTCCTTGACCTTACAAGGCTTGAAATCAGCGAAGATTTGATGAAGCAGCAAAAGGATGAAAGAACCTGTAAAATCTGCAAAGACTGGATAGGTCGTTTCAACAAAATCAGTGAAGTGTGTTCGCAGGACGATTTGGTAACGGCAAATAATATGATTGACATCGCACGCAAAACGCTTCCTGAACAGTCTTTTAAGCTGATGATGTCAGATGTTGCCCGTGCCGAAAAAACCGTAAAAGGGATGTCAGCGTGGAGAATAGAGGGTACTCTGCGAGAGTTTCCGGCATTTGATGCACTTAATCTTTGGTTTGATTATCCGATACACAAATCAGATACAACAGGCGTGTTGAAAGACTGTAATTTTGAGGGCGATTTTAACATCAAAGGCTCGCCCTACAAGAAGAATTTTAGCAAGAAAAAAAGTGAATCGGAACGCAAGCAGGAACAAAACAATGCCCTCGAAACAGCGTTTAGCGGTGCTGAGGAAAACGGTCAGGCAAATGTAGCTGACTTAGCAGAATATATGGGAAAGTCCGAAAAAACGGTCAGACGATACATAAAAGAGCACGGCGGTTTTTGGATAGACGGCGGTGAAGTAGGACGAAAGGGCACGGACAAAGTCGAATAATTTGTCTGTCTGTCCGAGGGACAAAGTCGATAAATTTTTGTCCTTGTCCGTGTCCCTAAGAGGGACAAAGTCGATAAAAAATCGAAAATGTCCCTCTCAGACAAAAACAGGGACAAAGTCGAATAAATTATCGAGAATGTCCGAGGGACAGACAAAACTATATATACTACCGTATATATAAACGATGTCCGTTCCCTAAGGTCACAGGGGTGAAGTAGTTGTGCGAAGCTTACGCACAACAACTCCTTCCCCTGACCTGTGACTAAAAGCAAAATTTTAAAGTTAAGAAAGAAATGGTAAAAAATGGCAAAATGCAAATCGACTTCAAAAGATAAAAGATTAAAAGTCGCTAAAAGAATGCCTCCACTAAAACGAAGAAAAGATGGAGAGGATTATTGTTATATCAACGACGAAGTAATGAAGTGGATTTCCAAAAATCCTGCGTTGATAAGTTATGTATTGGATAAGGTAGCCGCTAATGGATACATAGTTTACGACCCAAAATTTAAAGTATGGCACGGAGCTGATTATTATGAAATCGAATGCAACGAAGACTGAATTTTTTATGGCGATGATACCGCCGACCGTAACTGCACAGGAACATAAGGTTATGGTAAAAAACGGCAAACCTGTTTTTTACAATCCGCCCGAGGTGAAACAGGCAAGAGAAAAACTCACATCACATTTGGCAAAGTTTAAACCGTCAGACCCGTACAAGTCGGGTGTCAGACTGATAACAAAGTGGTGCTTTCCTCGTGGTAAACATCAGGACGGCGAATATCGTATAACAAAACCTGACACGGACAATCTGCAAAAAATGCTAAAAGACTGTATGACCGCTCTCGGCTTTTGGTCTGATGACGCACTTGTTGCAAGTGAGATATGTGAAAAGTTTTGGGCAGAGGTTTCAGGTATTTACATCAAGGTGGAAGAACTGTGAATATCTCGGAAGTTAAACGCAACCTTGAAAGAACCGTGCTGTACAATGGAGCAGAATACATTCTGAAAGGCTGTATCATCAGACGGAATACAACAGGTCAGTTTTATTATCAAGCCGAACTTGCGGACACTAAAGCCAAAAGCTCGTTGATTGTAACTGCACTTGATAAGATTGACGAAAGGAGAACCGACATTGAAAGCAAGAATACCGCCTAAAATCCCGAAACAGCTTAAACAGGAAGCTGAACGGATTGCAAAAAGCGCATATGAACAGATCCGAGAAAAAGAAAACAAAGACAGTCACACGCAGAGTATTTAAAACAATGCTGTATGCTTTGCATAAGGATTTCGGCTTTGGTCGTGACAGATGTGCAAAGGCTTTGAAGTCGATGACCGAGATAATTGAACACTCCGACACTGACGAAGTGTTTTGAGAACATATCGACCGTGTGGTTATCGACAAGTTGAAACTTGAATTTGAGAAGCGGGACTATACCGACAATGGAAAAGTTGTTAATTTTGAAGGAGACGAAGAAAATGATTGATTGCAATATTACTACAAACTACTTCAACGAAAAGTTGAGGATGACGAAAAGAACAAAGAACGGACTGTGTAAAATTAAGTGTAGCAACTGTCCTTTGTGTAGTAATAACAACGGTGAAGGTTTATCGTGTCCAACCTTTGAAATGTATTATCCCGAAAAGGCGGTTAAGGCTGTACAGAGGTGAAGTGACGAGCATCCACAGAAAACTTATTTGTCCGAATTGCTAAAGTATTTTCCAAAAGTAGAGCTTAACAATAAAGGATTGCCTAAATGGATATGTCCGAATGAGTTAGGGCTGAATGAGATAGAAGATTGCGGCGGAACAGACAATTACTGTGCTGAATGCTGGAATCAGCCTGTTGGGGGCGGTGAAAGCAAATGAGAATCTATCAGTGTGATTGTTGTAAGGAAGTTATCGCAGATCCATACACAGTTAAAATGAAGGAATTCTATCTAGGGGCTGTTGATACTGATTGCCTTAGTGGGATTCCAATTCCTGTTAAAAGTAAGAGAAGAATTAAAATACATCTATGTGATGAATGTTACAAGGGGTTAAATCTCATTGGTGAATTGGTGCCGAAAAAGCCGAAAAAGGAGGAACGCGAAAACAATGACAAACTTTGAAAAAATCAAACAGATGTCAATTGACGAAATGGCTCGGAGTTGTATGAGTTTTTTCGACTGCCCGTATGGCACTCCGTATGTCGGTTGCCCTATGGAAGAACGATTCAACGACAGCTGTATTGACTGCACGAAACATTGGCTTGAAAGTGAGGTAGAAGAAAATGAAAGATATTAAAAACATTACCGTTAATTACGATAACAATGAAAGCAAGACGATCACAAAGGGACTTGTTATTGATTTTGGTAAACTTGATAACGATGAGGGCGATGTTTGCTTTAATATGTGTAACATCAAAGGTAAGGATTTGCATTTGATTGTAAACGCTGTTGTTGCGTTGGCGCAGGAACTTGGTATGCTTGACGAGGAGCGTGAAGTGGATTGACGGTTAAAGATTATTTATATTCGGTCAGGGTTTCGGATAAGCTGATCAGAACGAAAGAACACGAGCTGTCAAAACTTAGGCTGAATATTGCACAGGTATCGGTTAAGCAGAATGAGCATGTTAAGACATCGGGAGTGAATGACCCTATGCGGATTGTTGACAGGATTGCAGACCTTCAGGCTGAAATCAATCGGGAAATTGACAATCTTGTGCGGTTGAAAACTGAAATCCGCAGTAAAATCAACGCACTTGACGATTACCGTTACATTGCAATTTTGACTGAGTATTACATAAATTGTCAGAGATGGGAGGATATTGCCGAGAGTATGGAAATGAGCGTAAGGCATACCCTGAGATTGCACGGCGAAGCGTTACAGGCGTTCCGAAAAAAGTTCGATTTCTCGTAAAATTATTTTGAAATGTCATTGAATGTCACCCTTACCCTGCGTATAATGGTATTATGAAAGTTTGACAAACAGGACATATGCGAAACTCTCCTAAGTTAAAAAATTGCACAGACCGCTCTCACCCCGAGGGCGATTTTGTGTTGTGTGCGGTTATTTTATACAAATTATTACTTCCTTAATTGTGCGGTTTACAGAAAAATGTAAAATCTGTTGAATTGTGTCAAATAATATGATAGATTAGTGATATATTACAACTAAGGAGAGTTGCATATGAGCGAAGAAAATAAGGCAAAACCCTGTTTTGTTATAATGCCTATATCAGACCAGCCACAATACCCTGCAGGTCATTTTAATAAAATATACGAACAGATAATTGTTCCTGCTGTCAAAGAGGCGGGGTTTGAACCTGTAAGAGCAGACAGTAATCAAATATGTGATTCGATAATGCAAAAAATTTTGAAAAATTTAGTTGAATGTGATATGGCAATTTGTGATTTAAGTTCAAGAAATCCGAATGTTATGTATGAATTAGGAATTCGACAAGCCTATGGTAAAAAAGTAGTTTTGATACAGGATGATGCTACTGATAAAATTTTTGACGTAGCAGGAATAAATACTGTTTTTTATAAGAGAGATAGATTGTATGAAAATGTTATTAAGGCAAAAGATGATATTGCTAATGCGATAAAGGAAACTTATGCAAATGGTTCATTTTCGTTAATGAGTATAGCAAATTTAGAAAATGCAACTGTAGATAATTCCAAAATTGATGGGGTTGTTTTGGCTAGACTTATGATGCAATCAATATATTCAAAGTTAGATGCTATGGAAGACTCAATAAGACTGCTTTCTAATACGCAAAATGTTAGCGATGAATTAAATTGTGGCCTCAATAATCGTAGTTTTGCACGGCTGGTTATGGAATGCAAAGATGCATTGAGTAATTATCCAGATAATCTCGATTTACTTGTTTCCTGTTATCGAAGATTATCGAGAGCTAATAATGTGATGCTTAATAGTAGGAATGATAAATCTTTTACACCTAAAGACTATCTAAATGTGAAAAATACACTGATAGAATTGAATGACAGAATTAATGCTTTAACGCCTAATACTGATTAATGGAGAGTGCATTTAGTACTCTCTTTTCTTTTGCTTATTTTTAGAATTTTCAGACAAAGAGAGGTGGTACCGTGAAAGACAAATTAAATGCAAGGCAGAGGAAGTTTGCGGAATATTATGCGCAGAGCGGTAACACCGTTCAGAGTGCGATACAGGCAGGATATTCCGAGAATTACGCAAATGCCAATGCCTGCAAATTGTTAGAGAATGTGAGAGTTGCAGAGTACATCAAACAGCTTTCCGATAAGCTCAAAGATGAGCGCATTATGAGTGCAAAGGACAGACAGGTTGCTTTGTCCGACATTGCAAGAAATGACGGGCAGGACACCTCCGACAGAATCAGGGCGATTGACACGCTCAACAAGATGACGGGTGAATACACCGTTAAGGTTGATGCGAAAGTTGAGCAGTCCGAAAAGCTATCCGATGTGTTCAGACAGTTGGGCGGTGAGGGGCTGAGTGAGTAACAAATTTCCGCTGTCACAAAAGTATATCGACTTTATCAACACAACAAATGTGTCGGCTGAATTTCTTGAAGGCACTACAGCCTCAGGAAAAACAACAGTCGGAGCAGGCGTTAAGTTTATGCGAATGGTGTCGCAGTCGCCGAAGAAGCTTCACGCAATTGCCGCCAAAACTACGGGCAAGGCTGAGGAAACTATAATTCAACAGGACAACGGTATTCTCGACTTGCACCGCAACGCTGTCTATTGTGGCAACGGCGACAAGGATTACAAGCTGCCGCATATCAAGTTTGAGGACAAAATTATCTATATTCTCGGTTACAGCAGTCGGGATAAGTGGGAAATGGTTCTCGGTGCGCAGTTTGGGTGCGTTTATATTGACGAAATCAACACCGCCGATATCGAGTTTATCCGAGAGATGTCAACCCGTAATGACTATATGCTTGCAACGCTGAATCCCGATGATCCGAGCCTGCCTGTGTATAAGGAGTTTGTCAACCGCTCCCGTCCTTTTAAAAAATATGAAAACGATGTTCCTCCCGAGATTACGGCGGAGCTTACCGAAGAACCTGTACCAAATTGGCGGTATTGGTTCTTTTCTTTTGCCGACAATTTAAGTCTTACACCTGAACAGATTGAAAAGAAAAAGAACTCTGCACCGAAAGGTACAAAGCTCTATAAAAATAAAATCTTAGGTTTGCGAGGCAGAGCAACAGGGCTTGTGTTCCCGAATTTTGAGAGTACAAGACACATCAAATCAAAAGAGTGGGCAGAAAAGTTTTTGAACTGTAACCGCAAGTCGGAACACTTTGTTCAGTTCACCGCAGGTCTTGATACCGCCTATTCGCAAAAGTCGCCTGACACTATCGCAATGACATTTTACGGCATTACCAATCACGGCAAGTGTGTTCAGCTTGATGAAAGAGTTTATAACAACGCTGAAATGCAAACACCTATTGCCCCGAGTGACACGGTGAAGAATTTTATTGATTTTCTTGACCGCAACCGTGATGAATGGGGCTTTGCACGCACGGCTTTTATTGACAGCGCCGACCAAGCGACTATTACCGAATTTCAAAAGTATAAGCGACAGCACGGCTGTGTCTATGACTTTGCAAATGCATGGAAGAAAACGAAGATTATCGACCGAATCAATCTTGTACTCGGCTGGCTTGCCACCGACTGTTATTTTGTGCTTGAACATTGTAAAAACACGATTGCAGAGTTTGAAATTTACAGCTGGCGAGAGGATAAAGACAACACACCCGAGGACGGTCACGACCATTGCATTAACAGCGGTCAATATGCGTGGCTGCCGTTTAAAAATATTATTGGAAGTGAAATAAATGGGGCTGATTAACAGAATGGCTGAATCTATCAGATCGGGAATTAAAAACTTTTTGCAGATTACTCCTGCAAGCGACAAAACAATTACCGTCACCGAAACAAGCAATCATCTGACCGAGTGCTTTATCAATCGCATTTGGTATTGGGGCAACAGCAGACAGCTTGCGGAGCTGTACAGGCAGATTGATACAAACAAAACTATGTTTTGGGCGGCAAAGAGTACAGAGGGGCTTGAAATCCGTAAAATACACACGGGCTTGCCGGCACTCATCTGCGAAACGCTTGTGAATATCGTAATTGCCGACTACAACGGCACAGATGTTACAAGTAAAAATTCAACCGCTTATGCAGAGCGTTGGGAAGACATTGAAAAGCAGAACAAGCTATCCGACACGGTTAAACAAATGCTCCGTGACCTATGTGTTGTTGGTGACGGTGCTTTTAAGGTCAGTTTTGACACGGCTGTATCAGATGTTCCGATTGTTGAATGGTATCCTGCCGAAAACATCGACTTTACATATGTGCGTGGCAGAATCCGAGAGGTTAAGTTTTACACCGATTACACGCAAAAACACCGCCGTTACCGTTTTGAAGAAACATACGGTTACGGCTATATTCACTATGCTTTGTACAATGACAACGGCAAAGAGATTGACCTGCACACGGTTGACGCTCTTTCGTGGATTGATTCAAAGGGCGTTACATTTGGCGAATCATATATGTGGGCTGTACCTGTCCTTTACGGCAAATCGTGCCACAAGGGCAGAGGTGCGGGCATTATCGGCATAAAAACAGACGCTTTCGACAGCCTTGATGAAGTGTGGTCACAGTGGATGGACGCACTCAGAGCCTGCCGAACAAAGCAGTATGTGCCTGATTGCCTTGTTCCGAGAAATCCCGAAACCTGTCAGCCGATATCGCCAAATCCGTTTGACAACCGATTTATCACCGTGGGCAACGATATGTCTGAAAACGGCAACGGCAACAGGATTTACACCGAAAGTCCGCAGATTCAGCACGAAAGCTATTTGAGTTCATACATTACTGCCCTCGACCTCTGCTTACAGGGCATTATATCGCCGTCAACTCTCGGCATTGATACGAAGAAGCTTGATAATGCAGACGCTCAGCGTGAAAAGGAAAAGACAACCCTTTACACAAGGCAGAACCTTGTGAAAATTACGCAGAACGCACTTCAAAGCCTTGTTGCAGTTGTACTCAATGCAGACGGTGAACTTAACGGCAAGGGTATTGTTGAGGGCTTGGAAGTATCCGTAAACTTCGGCGAATATGCAAATCCGAGCTTTGAAAGTCAGGTTGAAACCGTGTCAAAAGCAAGACAGGGCGGTTTGATGTCAGTTGAAACCTCGGTTGACGAGCTTTACGGCGACAGCAAGTCGGAGGATTGGAAAGCCGAAGAGGTGCAGAGAATTAAGGAAGAACAGGGTATTGCAGGCGAGGAAGAAACTTCTCCATTTGATGATGTTGACCTTACCGACACGGGCGATGAACCCGATAACCCGAAGATATCGCAAATCAGGACGATGACAGCAAATGAGTAAGCAATGAGTGATTACAACATTAAAGAGGGTTTTGAGAGAATTGAAAACGAGCTTATCGACAGCATGATGCGCAATTTCAGCCGTCACAGAGCCGAAGAAACCAAAGAGGGTTACAACTGGACACAATGGCAGGCTGAACAGCTCAAAAGTCTTGAAGAGTACCGTAAGCACAACGCAAAGAAATTCGGCAAGCGTTTCAAAACCATTAACGGCAAGGTTGAAGAGATGATTCGCACCGCCAAAGCTGACGGAAATGCAAGTCAGGAGGCAGAAATTCTTGAAGCTGTCAAGGACGGTTTCAAAGCCCCGAAAAAGCCGTCAGTACACAGCACAGCCGAATTTTTTAAGGTGAATGATCGTAAACTTGACGCGCTCATAAAATCGACCACAGACGATTTAAAGAGGGCAGAAACGGCAGTTTTGCGTATGAGCAACGACAAGTACCGCAAGGCGATTTTTAACGCACAGGTTGCAATGAACACGGGTGCGGTTACATACGAAAAAGCCGTTGATATAGCTTGCAAAGATATGCTCAACGCAGGTCTTAATTGTGTGGGATACAAGAACGGTGCAAGGCACACGCTCTCGGATTATGCGGACATGGCGGTTAAAACAGCCAACAAAAGAGCCTATCTGCGTGGTGAGGGCGAAAAGCGAGCCGAATGGGGAGTATCCCTCGTTGTTGTGAACTCAAGACAGGGCGGCTGCCCCGATTGTGCAAAATATATCGGCAAGGTGTTTATTGACGATGTTTATTCAAACGGCAAAAAGTCAGACGGAAACTATCCGCTCCTCTCAACCGCAATCAAGAACGGTTTGTTTCATCCGAGATGCAAGGACAGTACGAGTACATATTATCCCGAACTTGATGATTTGGACGCACCGCTGTCTGAAGATGAAATCAAAGAGCTTGACCGTCAGCGAGGAATAGAGGAAAAACAGCAGTATGCACAGCGACAGGCAGAACGCTTTGACCGCCGTGCCGAATACAGTCTTGATGAGGACAATAAACGCATTGCCCAAACCCGAGCCGATGAGTGGCACGATAGGGCGAATACGCTTGAAGAAAAGACAAAGCAATTCTCACTAAACACCAATGAACAGAAATATTACAGACCTGTTTTTGAAGAAGATATATCAAAAACTTTTGAACGCAAAATTGAGGGCGAAACAATTACAATTGATACCCGCAAGGCAAATGCATTGTGTGACAATGTTTATATTTCAGATAAGGTAAAGCTAAAACGAAAAGAACTTCATAATTTTGATATGCAAGTGAGAAAAGCGTTTGATATGCTCGGAGAGGTTAAAACAAGCGGAAAGCCTGAAATTTGTATTGTCACTCCCGAAGAAATGCGAGTAAATGCTATTGCTTCATATATGCCAATGCAAAATGTTCTAAATGTCAATTCAGCATACTTTTCAACAAGTGATTTGTCAGGCTTACAAGAAAACTTGGCTTGTCCGCAAGACGGATTGAGTACAATTCTGCACGAACTGATTCATTGGCAAGACGCTAAAAATTACAGAGCAAAATTCGGAAGTATTAACGATTATTTTGAATATTGCGATTACCTTAATAAAATTTATGCTCCAAAGGTTGAAAAATTGATAAATAACGGTTATAATATAGAGGATATAAGTGAGTATGCTTTTGAATGCTTAAAAGATAAAGCTATGGATGAAGTGTATAACGAGTACAGAGTCAGCAAACTTTTAGGGTGATGATGGTATGAGATTGATACAAACTGAAGAACAAAAATCTCTATGGAATGCGTTTAAGCCGTACCTTGTAACAAATGGTTTAAATGTCACTTTGCGTGAAGATGCTCCACAAGAAGCTAAAGATGCTGAAGCACTTTACAGTAAGCTTAGAGAGAAACAAAAAATGCAATATCTAAAAAATAGTGGCATAATCTAACCGCTCCGTAAAAAGGGCGGTTTTGTTATATGCAATTCACAAAAACAGCATAAAATTACGAATTGAGCATTTTATAATCGACAGCAATGTTGATTATAGGGTGCTTTTTGCATTTAAACCGGTCGAAATCGACCAGTTTAAAATATTGAAAAGGTGGTGACAGAATGAAAATCAGAGTAACAACAGCATTTAACGACAGGCAGAACGGCTATGTAACCCGACCTGTGAATGAAGTTTTTGAATGCTCCGAGCAGAGAGCAAAGGAACTCATTGACGGCGGTTTTGCAGAAGAGGTCAAGTCTGACGCTCCCAAAAAGCCGAGAGCCAAAGCAGTTAAAACAGAAAAAACAGAAAAAGCGGATTAAGCACTTTACGAATATGTAAGGTGCTTTTTTATTGTCCGAAGACATTAAACTACGGGAGACACCGTGCAAAACTGAAACAGAGAGACACTCTATAAACTGATTACGGGAGACACCCGAAAAACTGAAAGGATATGAAAAAAATGGCAGAACCAAATCCAACACCAACCCCCAATGAACCGACACCTGCACCGCAGGGAACACCGCAGGGAAACGCTCCTGCCTTTGATTACGACAAGCTCGCAAGCCTTATTACAGGCAAACAAAGCGTGACAGAGGACACCGTGTTGAAGTCTTATTTTAAGGAGCAGGGATTGTCAGCCGATGAGATGAAAGAGGCTATCGGTGCTTTTAAAAAGCAGAAAGCCAAGAACACTCCCGACTTTGCAAAAATGCAGTCGGAAGTTGAATCTGCAAACAACGCAAAGCTTATGGCAGAAGTCAACCAGTCGGCAACCCTCGAAGCCGTAAAACAGGGCGTTGACATTGCAACCGTTCCGTATGTGCTTAAAATTGCAGACTTTTCAAAGGCTGTGACAGACGGCAAGGTCAATGCGGAAAAGCTGACAGAGGCTGTTAAAAAGGTGCTTGACGATATTCCCGCACTCAAGGGCAAACCTGCCGAGAACGGCACAGGAGTTAAGAAAATCGGCGGTGACGGCAACGGTACATCGGACGGTACAAAACCAAAGGCAAATGTTCCTACCAAAAAATGGAACAGATTTAATATTTAACCAAAGAAAGGATTGAAAAAATCATGGCAAACACAAATAACTATGCCGAGCAGTTCAGCCCTGATCTGCTCGAAATTCTTGTTCAGGGCACACTTACATCACCATTCATCACTTCAAATGTAAAGTGGGTTGGCGCAAGAACTTTCCACTTCACACAGATGAGCACATCAGGCTTTAAGAACCACAATCGCAACGGCGGTTGGAACAAGGGCAAATATACACAGACAGATGTTCCTTTCACTTGCGAGCACGACCAGAGATATTGAGTTCCTTGTGGATAAGGCAGATGTTGACGAAACTAACGCAACCGCAAAGGTTGAGAATATTTCAAAGGTGTTTGAGCAGACACAGGTTGCTCCCGAAACAGACGCACTTTTCTTCTCAAAGGTTGCAACAAAGGCTCAGGCAACAGACGGATATCATTCTTCAACAAAGACATCGGAGTGGACTAAGGAGAACGCTTATTCAAAACTCAAAACAATTCTCTCTGCCGGCAAGCTCCGCAGATACAAGGCAAGAGGCACACTTGTTGCCTATGTGACATCTCACATTATGGACTGCCTTGAACAGTCAACAGAGTTCACTCGTAAGATTGAGCTTACACAGATTGCAGAGGGCGGTATCGGCATTGAAACAAGAGTGACCGAGATTGACGGTTGCCCTATCATCGAGGTTATTGACGATGAGCGTTTCTACGATAACTTCAACTTTAACCCCGATGACGGCGGTTTTGAGCCTGCAACAGGCGCTCACAAAATCAATGTTCTTGTTGCCTGCGGTGAAACCTGCAAGACTGTTCCGAAGATTTCAAGCATTTACTTCTTTGCTCCCGGCTCACACACAGAGGGTGACGGCTGGCTCTATCAGAACCGTTCGCTTTCCGACACATTCGTATTCCCGAACGGCAAGGACGGCAAAATTGACAGCATTTATGCCGATGTTGACACAACGGCGGTTGCGTAATGTATGCCGATTACATTGAACATCAGGGCGGAGATGAGAACAGCGTTATCTCTGCCGAACACATTGATGTTCTGACTTTTAATCGCATTGATTTTGAAAAACTTTCGGAAATGCAGAAGAGAATCATCGGCAGAGTGCATAGCAGACTTACTGCTTTTGAAGAAGAAAATGCCGATATGATTTCTTCCTATCTGAAAAGCTATTCAATCAACGGCACATCAATGGAATTTGGCGCAAGCTGGAATTTAATGTGTATCAGCGGAGTGGCAATTCCTGCCGACCTCTATGCGTTGCTAAAATCAACAGGACTTTGTTATCCTGCAATCTGAAAGGTGCGTGAAAACCGTGAAATTTCCGTCACTTGTAAAAAAGCAGTTTTGCAAAACTCCTGTCGAGGTCACAATCTACGGTGAGGGAATAACCGAGGACGGCTCTCCTGTTATCGCATTTGAGTGCAAAAATCTGTATCCCTCCGACAGCTTGTACCCGTCAGCAACCCTGCACGGTGGTTCTGCCTTGTGTAATATGCAGTCAAAGGCAAAGACGGTCTATACCAAAGAGCAGAAAATTGTTCAGGTGTCGGCTGTCTTGCTTTTTGATGGCGATATTGCCCCCGACAGCCCAAATTTAAGTGGTGGCTTTGTAATCCTTGACGGCGTAAAGAGAAATATTGTGCAGAGCATTAAACACCGCAACCCTGACGGTACAGTTAATTTTACGGAATTGGATGTGATTTAATGGGATTTTCGGTATCATCAAAAATCAAACTCAATATGCCTGTTGTAAAACAGCTTGATAGGGCAAAGCAACAGGCTCTTGAACAGACAGGTAACGCACTTCTTACACAGGTGAAAAACACGCAGGTAATGCCGTTTGATACAAGCATACTTCAAAACGATAGTACCGCTGTTGATTATTCACAAAGTGCAAATGGGGTAGTTAAAATTGTGTCAAGCACTCCGTATGCAAGGCGGTTGTATTTTCATCCCGAGTATAATTTCAGCCGTAAGGAAAACATTGCCGCCGGCGGTAAATGGTTTGCACAGTGGCTTGAGGGCGGTACACGGCAGAATTTTTGCAGTCGGGCATTTGCAAGATTTTACAGAAAGGAAGCAGGACTTTGATTTACTTATCGGACATCAGAGATTGGCTCAAAAGCGTTACCTCAGCCGAGCATTATTACATCGGCAAGCTTGACAACAAGCAGGACAAGTCAATCGGTGTGTATTCATTAAAGCAGTCGGGAACACCCACAAGGGCAATCGGCGGTGAAAGTACCTACGATACAATAAGCGTGTCTTTGCTTATCCATTACACCGACAACGCAAGAGAAACCGAGGAGTTTGCACGCAGACTTTACGAAACGCTTTACGGCATTAAAAATGTTGAAATTAAGGAACACAAAATCTATATAATCGAACTGCTCACGGAAGAACCCGTTGATGTGGGAACAGACGACAAGGGTGTGTATGAGCAGGTCATTGAAGTTAAATTTTATTACGAAAGGAAGTAATTTTATGGCAAAAGTTGAATCGGGAGTATTCCCGTGCTATGAAAATCAGTTTGCGGTTGGCAAGGCAGGAACAGAATCCGCCACGACAAATATTGCTAACTGCGAAGAATTTTCTGTTGCATTTGACAACGGTGTCGAGGAATGGACAGCCTTTGAAAACGAGGGCTGGAAGTCAAGGCTTATGACAGCAAAGTCAATCACAATTTCGGTAAAGGGCAAGCGTACAATCGGTGACGCAGGCAATGACCAGATTGCCGCCCTTGCATTTGAAAACGGCAGAAAGACAGAAGTTTCGTTTATGTGGACCTTCCCTAACGGTGCAACCGTCCTCTTTAAAAATGCAGTTGTATCCGTTACATCAAACGGTGCAGGCGCAAGTACGGGTGTTGCTCCGCTTGAATTTGAAGTTATGTCAAACGGCAAACCCGTATATACAGCAGCCGCTTAAAAAACGAAAGGAATGAACGATTATGTCAAAGTTAATTGATATTACAGACAAGCTTAATTTTGAGGAAAAGCCGAGTGTCAGAGTTAAAAATGTTGACCTTGCAATCAACAATGACGCAGTTTCAATGCTCAAAGTTGCGGCACTTTTTGAGGACGGCAACGGTAAAAGTAAAGATGTTATCGAAATGTATCATCTTCTTTTTGATGAATCCGAGAGAGAAAAGATTGAAAAGTTAAAGCTGAATATGCACGATTTCAACGCCCTTATCAGCGAATCTGCCAAAATTGCAACAGGCGATTTGACTGACGAGGGGGAAGCTCAGACCCCGGCTACGACCTGATTGATGACTTTGATTTAATCGTGTCGAGCTTTCGCTCGGAGTACGGGGTCAGCATTTATTCAAAGGATTTTGCTAAAATGAGTTGGAATGAGTTCTGCTCACTTCTGCAAGGCTTAGGACCCGAAACACCGCTTGCAAGAACGGTTCAAATTCGCCTTGAAACCGACAAAGAAGTCTTGAAAAACTTTACTTCGTCACAGCATAAAATCCGCAACAAATGGCGGTCAAGGAATGTAAAGCACTATTCAGACGAAGATATGAACACCGTTCTTGCAGAATTTCAAAACTTCTTCGCTAATCTGTAAATTTGTACATAATTTTCGCTGTATCTACAAAATTCTTGACAATGTTAATATATAGTGATAAAATGTAACATACACTAACAAATTTATTAAGGAGAGTGTATGTTTATGAAATGTCCACATTGCGGAAACGAATTAAAGGACGATGCAAAATTTTGCGACAAGTGCGGTGCAGGATTTGGCGGAAACGATTCAACCTCGGCAACCGTAAATCCTGCAAATGCAAAGAAGAAAATTTACAAGCGTTGGTATTTTTGGGTTATTATCGTTGTTGCTATTATGATTGTTGGCGGTGTAAACGGTGCAATTAACGGTAACAGCGGTTCAAACAAATCAAAGCAGGAAACTACTGTTGCAAATCAGAGTTCAGAAAAAGCAACTGAAAAAGCGACAGAAGCACCGACCACAAAAGAAGTTGCAACAGAAAAGCCTACTAAAGACCCGAAGAAGGTTGAAAAAGAATTTAAAGACGGTTGCAAAACAGTCGACTTTAAAACTCTTTCAAGAAACCCTGACAAGTACAAAGGTAATGACTACAAGTTTGAAGGTCAGATTATTCAGGTTCAGGAAGGCTGGGGCGATTCGGTTGACCTGAGAATCAATATAACCAAAGAAGAAAATGAGTATCTTGATGAACCATTGTGGACTGATACAATCTACGCAACTGTAGAAATTCCTGACGGTGCGGACAAACTCCTTGAAGATGATGTAATCACATTCTGGGGAACTTGTGACGGCGACTATACATATGAAACCGTAATGGGCAACAATGTGTCACTTCCGAAAATCGACATCAAATACTACGAACTCAACAACTAAAACAAAAAGCCACTCCAAATGGGGTGGCTGTTCTTTTGCAAAATTTTTAAGCGTACATCATAGCGGTGTGCGCTGTTTTTATGCCTGTTTTTAAAAAATCTAAAATGAAAGGAAGTGGTGAATATGGCGACAAAGGCGGGTGAAATTGAGCTTGATGTCAGGCTGACAGGTGATGATATTTCCAAAACATTGCATAAGATTTCCGATTCAATTACAAAAAAGTTTGATTCTGCATTTTCAAGTCTTTCAAAAGATTTTGAAAATGTAAGCACGGATATGAAACAGTCCTTTTCAAAGGTTTCGGAGGGCGTTTCTCAGAAAACCGAAAAAGAGTTTTCAAACATCAAAGGCAGCGGTGAGCAATTAAGCAATTCGGTTTCATCTTCGTTTAAGAAAATAGGAATGGCTGTGGTTGCCGCTTTTTCTGTTGCAAAAATCAAGGAGTTCGGTCAGCAGTGCATTGAATCGGCTGCGGAAGTCAATGCGGCAAATTCGCAGTTTGAGCAGACATTCGGCACAATGCAGTCACAGGCAGAATCAGCCATTCAGAGCGTTGCCAATCAGAGCGGTATTCTTGAAACCCGATTGCAGGGCGTCGGCACAAGCATTTATGCCTTTGCAAAAACTACTGGAATGGACAGTTCAAGTGCTTTGGGTATGATGCAGGAGGCTTTGCAGGTAACAGCCGATAGTGCCGCATATTATGACCGTTCGCTTGAAGACACCGCAGAAAGCCTGAAATCATTCCTCAAAGGTAACTTTGAAAATGATGCCGCACTCGGTTTGTCCTGTACTGAAACCACACGAAATGCGGCGGCTAATAAGCTGTATGGCAAGTCATTTACGGATTTGTCGGAATCGCAGAAACAGCTCACGCTTTTGCAAATGGTCAAGGACGCTAATCAGCTTTCGGGTGCTATGGGACAGGCAAGCCGTGAAGCAGACGGTTGGGAGAATGTAACAGGCAACCTCAGAGAAAGTTGGAAACAGCTCCTTGCCGTAGTCGGTCAGCCTATTCTTCAGGTGGCAACTCAGGTTGTAAAGCGGTTGAGTTCCGCACTTGCAACTTTAACGGAATATGCCAAAGGTGCGGTTGAATCGCTTTCAAAGGTCTTCGGCTGGGATACAGGAAATAACACCGCAAGCAATATCAAATCTGCGTCCGATTCTGCCAAAAGCCTTACGGATACGGCAGATGACAGTTCAAAGTCACTTGATAATGTTCAGAAAAGTTCTGAAAAGGCAAAGAGAAGTGTAGCGGGCTTTGACAAGCTGAATGTGCTTTCAAGTACCGATAGTTCTTCAAAGTCAGATACATCTTCATCAAAAATCTCATCGGGCGGTTCATCAGGCGGAGCTGTTGCAAAGAATGTTGTCAAGGACACAAGCAAAAACCTTTCGGGGGCATTCAAAAATCTATACGAAAAAAGCGGATTCAAAGGCTTTGTCGAGAATGTACAGAAAGGTATTAACAAGGTTGATTGGTCAGCTATAGGCAAGAACTGCAAGACCGTTTTTGATAATGCTGTTCCCATAGTTCAAAAGGCATTCGGCACAATGCAAAAGGTCGGTTCTGCAAAACTCGGGGCAATCGGCTCTGCATTCGGAGCTGTTGCGACAATCGGCGGAAAGTCGTTTCAGACCATTTCAGGCGGTGTTGCTAAGTGGATTTCAAAAGACAGGGAAAAGATTATCGGCTTTATCGACACCATAGGTAACAATCTTACAAACGGCTATAACAACCTTTCAGCCTTTTTTGATAATTTCGGTACACTTGCAGGCAATGCAATTGACAATGTTCGCCCTCAAATGGAAGAATCAATTTCCAATCTTTTAAGCGATCTTACAACCTTTGCGGGTTCAGTCGGCGAAGTTGTTTCGGGTGCGTTTTCAATTGCAACCGAAAGCCTTGTTGAATGGACTGAAAATGACGGTGCAACAATCACAGAGTTTCTTGAAAATTTACAATTGCAGTTTGCAGATGTGTTTGACTTTATCGGTCAGATTTTCGGAAATATCGGAACAATTATCAGCGAATGGTGGAACGGCAACGGACAGCAGATTTTTCAGAATGTCTGCAATATGTTTACCAATATCGGCACAACCCTGATGAATGTTTACAATCAATGGATTAAGCCTGCGTGGGATTTTATCGTAGCAATAGTAAAGTCAGCTTGGGAAAACTGGCTGAAGCCTGTTTTTGAGGGTGCAATAAACTTCTTCGGCAAGGTTGCAGACTGTGTTTCAACCGTGTGGAATAATTTCCTGTCACCGTTTGTAAACTGGCTTGTCAGCTTTTGGGGACCTATATTTCAGAATGTTTTCAATGCCGTAAAAAGAGTGTTTGATAATGTGTTTACATTTATCGGTGGGTTGGTTACCTCTATACAGAAAACATTCGGCGGTCTAATTGACTTCATTACAGGTGTTTTCTCAGGCGATTGGAACAAAGCATGGCAGGGTATCTACGATTTCTTCAAAGGCATTTGGGACGGCATTTGCGCCGTGTTTAAGTTCATTATAAACGCAATCATTGACGGCATAAATGCGTTGTGGACAGGTATTTATAACTTTGTTTCTGGCGTTGTTAATTCAATCGGCGGAATAGCCGGTATTATCGGAGCGGCTTTTGGACAGGATTGGAGCTTTTCAATGCCTGAAAATCCGCCTCTTATTCCGAGATTTGAAGAACCCACGGAATCACCGGCACGAAAATTTGCAAAAGGCGGTATTGTTAAGGCTCCGACACTTGCGGTTGTCGGCGATAACGCAGGCGCTAACAGCGGTAACCCTGAGGTTATTTCTCCTCTTAACAAGTTACAGGGTATGCTCGACAATTCGGGCGGTCAGGATACAGTGATTCTCACACAAATTCTTGACCTGCTTAAACGCATTTATGAAATGTTCATTATCTTTCGCAATAACGGCGGCAACACTTATTCGTTTACTGCCGAGCTTGAGGGTTCGACGCTTTTTGAAGAAATGATAAGACAGGATGAGCTTTACAGACGCAGACACAACGGTAAATCCGCATTCGCATAAAGGGGGAAATGATATGTCAAATTATAACGGCTATTTGCTTAAATTCGGCAACAACATAATGCCGAATAAGTACATTACCGCATTTTCATCAACTCCGAATCAGCGACTTGAAACTTCTGCGGAACGAGATCAGAACGGTACGCTTCAAAGGGCAACGCTGCCAAATTACAAAACAAAAATTTCGTTTTCAACTCACATTCTTCATCTTGACGAAAAGATTGATTTTCAGTCGATTATCAACCTCTCAATGGCGAATAAGTTACAGAGAAAGTGCAGGGTAACTTATTGGAACGATGAAACGAACAGCTATTACACCTCTTATTTTTATATTCCTGATATTGAATATACCGTAATGAATGCCGAAAAAAGTGATATAACCTATCAGCCGATTACGGTTGAGCTGATTGAGTATTAAGGGGTGATTCTTAAAAATGCTTGTATCTAAAGAAATTGCTGATAAGCTGAAAACAAACACACTTTACAACACAGTTGCCCTGCATTCCCCCGACGGCAGTTTTGAGGATATAACAGGTGAAAGTATCGTGCTTGACAGCTTTTCGCTTGAAAATGAAATTGTTGAAAAAGAATTGAAATTCGGCGGTTGCATAGCCTCTGAAATGAGCGTGAAACTCATTGATTATGATTGCTCGGCTTTGATAGGAAAGACGGTACAGGTCATCATAACGGCAACATATCTTGAATCGGAGCTGTATCCGTCAGATGATTTGTACCCGTCAAATACTCTTATTTGTCCTGCCGAAACAGGAACGGTTGAATGTCCTGTTTTCTACGGTAAAATTCAGTCGGCTCAAAGAGATAAAAAACAGCGTAACATCGTCAAAATCACAGCCTATGACGCTTTTTATGATATGTCAAAGGTGGATGTGTCTTTGTGGTTTGCAGGCAAAGAGAACGAGGACGGCAGTTTTGCTTATGGTTATGCGCACTATCAAAAAGACGATAATTTTAAGAGCTTTTATTCAATAATCGCAGAATTTGCCAAAGATTATGCAATTACAGGGGTTTCACCGCCGAGCTTATCTATCTTTAGTGTACCGCTGAAATTTGATGATACCTGCGTGGAAAAGGTTATAAAGGACATTACCTTGTCAGATTTAATCCAAGCTTATGCAGAATTAACTTTGAGCTTTGCCGTTATAGATGCCGACGGAAAAATGCGTTTTAAAAGGCTGTATTCTCAATCTTCCGTTGAAACAATCGATTCATACAAAGATTTATCCTTTGAAGATTACGAACTTGAGCCTATCCGTATGTACAGTGCTAAGTTTGCTGATAAAAAAGCGTTTTTGTATGGCAACAGTAACGATTTTTCGTGGTATGTTTCCGATAACATTTTGATGAGGTGCAGAACAACAGCAAGTGATATCGGCACAAAATATAATTCTGTTAATTTTTTTGGTGATGTATATAAATACCGCCCGACAAAAATTAAGCTGTTTTCGTATTGGTGGCTTGAGGCAGGCGATAAGTACACAATTAAAACTCCGTTTGAAGATTTGCCGACAATCGAAACATTTGTGTTCAATAAGAAAATGGACGGATTTATAACTGCCCTCACATCAAAGGGCAAAAAACGATTAGGAAAGGAAGTAAAAGAAAATGAACAAATACAATAAAATTGTCTTTGCGAACGGCTCTGCTCCGCCCCTCAATGCCGACAACCTCAACCATATGGACGAGGGGATTGAACGGGCAACAGACGGAGCAATTGCACTTGAATCCGAAATAGCCACAGCAAGAGGTGATTCTAATTCACTCGGAGCAAGGCTTGATAAGATAGATAAGAGTATTGCCCGAAAACTTGATTCAATGCCGTTTGATGATGAGCCAAAATATAATAGCCCGTGCTACCTCACGAGCGGTACGGTTTACAATAGCATAAACAAGTTGAAGCGTTATTTAATAAATCTGGGCTTACAAGTTTTTGAATCATACCCCTATCAATGGATGTATGCGGTTAAAGACATCCGTGTTACAGACGGCAGCACTATTGCTATAGGCTATGTCAAACGAACACCCACAAGAAATAGTATCGTACTTTATCTTGTTGAGAACGGTGCATTATCAGCCGCCAAATTGTATGCTAATGTTGATTCTGACATAACGGGGTATGCAACTTACTCAAATTTAAATAAGACTATTACGATGACAGTAAATTGGGATGAAATTCCCTATAATACTGATGTGCAGTTTGGTAAGAATTATGTTCTTTGTTCGGAGTGGTGTTACGGCAGTACAAGACTTGAATATCTGTTGAATAAAGTAAAAGAGGAAGCTGTTAGTTATGCCGAAAACAAGACTTCAAGTTTTGAATCGACTGGAAAAGCAGACAAAATTGTATCTAACGTGCAGATAATTGGCATGAATCACACCGATGCTCGTTTGCTTATCAGTAATTTTAATCGACATTTTAACGGTGATGATACAAATTTATTGTACATCTATACAACAGACGATACAGGTGAAACAGCAAATCTTATCAAAGGCATAAAAGTTACCGAAGAAGCTGGCACTGCAACTGTTGATTTATCCGAAATCGTGTCCGGTGCTGCTATACGGTTTGATTATGATTTTTCGGGGATTGCTGACGGCACAAGGCTACAAGGCGCAGGCACCGGATTTCTTGTTAAAAAGAATGGCTACAGTTTTGAACGTGTATCGAAATCAGATTTTGAAAATTATGAGGAAAAAATTCCGATTGATTTTGGATTTTTTGAAAAATTTGCAGTTGTGGGAGACTCGTATGCAAGTGGCGAAATTTATGTCGCTGATCCCTCACAGAGTAAAGAATATACTGTAGCAGATTATTACCAAAAATCGTGGGGTCAGATTTTAGCGAGAAAGTACGGCGCAACCTGCATAAATTTGTCCGTAGGTGGCCTTACAACCCGAACATGGCTTACCAATTCTCATGGACTTGCCAAAATGCTTGCGGAAAAACCACAAGAGTTATACCTGTGTGCTTTAGGAATTAACGATGAAATTTCCCTCGGAGCTTCGTACTTAGGCACGATTGAAGATATAAAAAATTATGATTCCTATTCCGATTATCCTGACAGTTTCTACGGAAATTACGGGAAAATTATCGAACAAATCAAAGCCCACGCACCAAAGTCAAAAATTGTGCTTATGTCTATGGCGTATCTCTATAACGCAACAGAGGATAGTTTTACTACGGCAATAAAAAATATCGCAAATCATTACAATATACCTTTCATAAACATTAAGGATGACGCTTTTTATGCTAAAGACAGCATTTACAAAACAGGGCAGTCTTATAATCACCCGACAGCACCTTTGTATGCAGGTATGGCGCAAGCTAATGAAAGACTTTTTTGTCATTGCGTAGTTGATAATTACGATTATTTTAATGACTTTACCACCGGCCAGTAAAATTTTTAAATGTGATTTGCTTGTACAAAACTTGTATAAAAATTAAATAACGGAGGAATGAAAAAAATGGAACCTAAAGAAAAAATCACACTCGATATGCTCACAAAGGACAGCGTGTCGGTACTCAGACAGCAGTTTTTGACCTTTAACGGTGAAGAAATGCAGGTCGGCGGAAACATCCGCAACGCATATATGAACGACGAATCCGGCAGAGAACAGTTGAGAAAGGTTCTCTCTGACGAATACTATAACGCTGTTATGGCGGTGTGGGGAGATAACCCTACTGTAGATGATCCTGTCGAAAGTGAGGTCGAATAAGTGGCAACTGAAATTATTATAGCTTTAATCACACTTGCAGGATCTGCGGTGGGTACTCTTGGCGGTATTGTGATTAACAGTCGAATGTCGAACTATCGCATTGAACAGCTCGAAAAAAAGGTTGACAAGCATAACAGCCTCATCGAGCGTACATATGCGATTGAACGACACAATGCAGTTGTAGATGAAGAAATTAAGGTCGCAAATCACAGAATTGACGATCTTGAGAAAAACAACGAAAGGAAGAATTAAAAATGAAAAAAATTTTCACCAAAAATTGGGCGAAAGCTACGGCAGTTAGAGCGATTAAAACAGTCGCACAGACTGCTATTGCAACAATCGGTGTATCTGCCGTTATGACAGATGTAAACTGGGTTGCGGTAGGCTCGGCAAGTCTTTTGGCAGGTGTGTTGTCAGTGCTGACAAGCATTGCAGGTCTGCCCGAAGTTTCGGAAAACTAACTAAAATAAAAGGATAGCCCAGTTGAAAATTAAATTTCTTCTGGACTATCTATATTTTTTAGATTATTGTTACGAAATTACGGGTATGCCGGTTATATATGGTGGAAGTCCATCTGGGTAAAGTTTAATGAGATTTTTGTAATTTCTTTTATAGTTTTCATTATTTTTGATTGATTTCTGCCATTTGCGTACTGCATTAAGAATATTATTGCAAAAAAGCTCAACATCAATATTTAAGGCACCATCTATAACATTGTTATGCATAGTTATGCCTTGACAAGTTGGTGCTAAAAATATAATTCGTGAATATGAAGATTTTTCATGTGTGGTTAGTGCTTGATGCACATATGAACAACGGAAATGGTAACAATCCTTGCCGGAAATAGATAGATCGCCCGGTTCTTTTGCGTAAGTGTCATACCAAGCAATATATTTATAATTTTTTGCTACGCCGTCATTTGACTGCAGTGCTCCACAAATATCGGGCAATGTTAGGGAAGCTTGCAACGCTAAATAGTATAGTTTAGCGTCTAATGCCCGTTCAATTTCTTTTAAAATCAACTCCATATGATTCACCTCCCTTCTATTATGAATTATACCATATTATTTATAAAAAAAGTAGTAAAAGTGGGGAGTGCATAAAATAAAAACGAAAGTGAGGAATAATTATGACAAATGCAAATTTTATTAAACTTGCAGTATCAGAGGTAAACAAGTATGTGTTAAATCACTTAGATAAGTCAGATGATACACCTGATTTTGACACTTTTGTAGTGTGGTCGTGTAAAACTTTGCAAAACCACAAATGCCTTATCAGCACAACATTACACGACGGGATGTATTACGAATGCACATACAATGGCGATAAAAACGAAATGTATCTTGACGCATACAAAAAGTTTGAAAACAAAAAAATTATTTGCGAAAGTGAGGAATAACAATGCCAACAGTAACAGTTGATAAAATTATCTCAACGGCAAAATCCCTTGTCGGCAAGGACTCAGGCAAAGGTTGCGATATTATGAAATGGTATGGCACTTTTAGCACAACAATTAATGCAGTTGCGTGCTGTTGTGCAGGTCAGATGTATCTTTTCCACAAAGCAGGGGCGTTGGATATGATTCCGGGCGGTAAAACGGCATCTTGCGGTATTATTGCCGTAAACTTTTTAAATGCCGGTCAGCTTTACGGCCCTAAAGAAGTTAAGCCGGGCGACCTTGTTATATTTTCGTGGAGCGGTCAAACGACTACATACGATTCAAGGCTGAGGGCAAAAGGTTATAAGACGCTTGACCACATAGAACTTTGTATCGCTGTGGGCAGTTCTACCATAACAACAATCGGTGCTAATAACGGCGGCACAGAGTGTGACGATTTCAGAATCAGAACAAGATACAAAAGTAATATTTCCTGCTGTTGCAGACCGAAATATGCTAAATCAACAAACGAGGTGGAAGAAATGATTAAGAAGGGTTTAACAAACAACGCAATTTTAAGTTATAAGAAAACACTCCAGTCTTTGAAAAAAGTCGGAATTATTAAGACAAAGGTTGATAACACAAGCGGCTTTGGTGACGGAACAGAAAAAGCTACACGAGAGGTGCAGGCTGCCGCAAAAATTAAAGTTGACGGCGAAGTTGGCAAAGATACTATCAACGCAGCAAGTAAACTGCTCAACGATTACATTGATAAAATTAACACCAAAATTGCCAATGCAAAAAAGGCACTTGGCTGATTAAAACCTAAAGGACATTTTTAATGTCTTGACAAACACATAATTGCAAAAATATCCCCCTCATCCGCCGTAAAAAGTGGGTGAGGGGAGTTTGTTATTTGTAAATTTAATGATTTTGCATAATATCGCATTTTTTGAAAGCCTGAAAGTACCGATTATATCTGACTTTTCCTGCCTTGCATTTGCCTAACATTTTACCTGTTTTTTTCTGTATTTCGGTGTATTTTAGCGTTAAAAAGATATAAAAAATAACCGCACCAAAAAGCTAAAAACTGGCTTTCTAATGCGGCTTTTCCTATGGTCGAGGTGACAGGACTTGAACCTGCGGCATCTTGGTCCCAAACCAAGCACTCTACCAAACTGAGTTACGCCTCGTAGTTGACGTTGCACACGGTGGGGAA